TTATAAGAGAGATAACGATGAACCAACCAATCAGCTTTACCTGGAACCAGCAGTCGGCAGAAGCAGCACTCAAAGCAGGATCCTCTGCTGGCATTTCTGAAACCGGCGCATACGAAGGCGTGATCACCTCCGCTGTGTATGAGTTCGGCAAGGATGGATCACAGTCGCAGGCACTTGTTCTTTCGCTCGACGCTGACGGCCAGAAAGCAAACTTCCTGCGCATCAACTTCATCGGTCGCGACGGCACACAGACTTTTGGTATGGGTTTGATCGCCGCCATCATGTGGGCAGCGCAGGTTAAAGACGCTCAGGCGCAACAGCGCCAGGGGCAAAGCGGTCCTGAATGGTGTCTGCCAGCACTGGAAGGTAAACGTGTCGGCTTGTTCCTGCAAAAGATCCTCACCACCAAGACAGATGGCAGTGACAGCTACAAGTTTGAAGTGCGCCATGTTTTCCAAGCTGGTTCACGCCTGACCTATAAAGAGTTCACCGACAAAACGCCAGCAGAAGCGATCGCCACACTCGAGCGCACCATGAAAGACAAAGACGACCGTAAACCTCACGATTCTTCTCGCGGGGGCTGGGGTGCACCATCACATAGCGGCGGCGGATGGGGTGGTAATCAGCAGGATCCGAATGCGGTACCTGAATCGCGCCTGCAGCAGGCCAACCGTCAGGTATCGCAGAGCAATCAACATCCTCAGTTCGACGATGACATTCCCTTCTAAAAGGCATCGCTATGACTCACGCTCACGACGACATCAGGGTTGGCCCACTGCGCCTTCCCTTCATTGGTAACGGCTGGCTAATGCCATGGGGTGAAGTGGTCAGCAATCCATTAAAGGCGCAGAGGCTCGCTGAGGAATATCGGGAAAGGCAGGAGGCAGCATGACCTATCAACTTCACGTCGGGCGTTGCGAGGACGTCCTGAAAACGCTGCCGGATAACTCAGTTGACGCCATCGTGACGGATCCACCGTACGGGCTGAGCTTCATGAACCACAAATGGGATTACGACGTCCCGACAGTTGAGCAGTGGCAGGAATGCCTGCGCGTTCTCAAGCCTGGCGGACACCTGCTGGCGTTCGGCGGATCACGTACCTATCACCGCCTTGTAGTTAATGCAGAGGATGCCGGTTTCGAAATCCGAGACCAAATTCTCTGGATTTACGGCAGCGGCTTCCCCAAGTCGCATAACCTTGATGGTGATTTTGCGGGTTGGGGAACTGCTCTCAAGCCTGCACACGAACCGATCGTCATGGCTCGCAAGCCATTCAAAAACACAGTGTCGGCGAACATGGCCGAGCATGGTACCGGGGCGATCAATATCAATGCCTGCCGTATCCCTACCGACGAGGCGCTAAACGGCGGCGGTGGCGCACTGCTTTCACACCAGCGCGATGGTACCGAACCTGTTGCTGACTACGAGCAGGCACCAGAGGGGCGCTGGCCGGCAAACATAATTCACGACGGAAGCGATGTTGTAGTGTCAGCGTTTCCGGATGCTAAAGGCCAACAAGGGGCGCTTACCGGCAATGAGCCCAGCTCGAAAATGGGTGCGGCGAATTGCTATGGGCAAATGGACCGGCGGCACGAGTCAACTCCACGTATTGATAGCAGCAAGAGCGCCGCAAGGTTCTTCTACTGCGCAAAAGTGAAACCGAAGGAGCGCGACGAAGGACTCGAGAGATTTATTGCGACGTCAGCCAGCGAAATGACCGGCGGACGCAAGGAAGGAAGCGTCGGCATTAACGATCCGCGCGCCGGTGCCGGGCGTACCAGTGGTGCGAAGAACAATCACCCCACCGTTAAGCCGATCGCTCTGATGAGTTACCTCTGCAGGCTGATTACTCCATCTGGCGGTACCGTGCTTGATCCGTGGATGGGTAGCGGGAGCACTGGCCGGGCAGCTATCGAGGAAGGATTTAACTTCATCGGCATCGACCTGAACCCGGATTACGTAACCATTGCATCTGCGCGAATTGCTCACTCCTTCAAAAAGACGACGGAGGCCGCATGACGCCAGCAAATGAAAACGCCATCCGCGCCGCCTGCCGCCGCTGCACCGAAGAAATTCAGCAGGCCATGCGCAAGAAGCCAAAGCCTAACTGGAACGAAACGGCAACTCCCATCATCAACAAGCATCACAAGAAAATAGAAGCTCTGGGAGTTAGCCTCCTGGAGTTCGTCGTCAAAACTGGCCGCCTTAACGGGCGGTTTGGAGCCGAACAATGATTCGCCGACAGATCGATACATCAACCCGATTTCTGCTTGATACCGCCTTTCACCGACTTGAAATAATCCGTGATGATGGTCTCTACCGCCACCTGCGCATGAAGCAGCCCGGTACGTCCTGTTATTACTTCGACATTATCACCTGGCCGGGATATCTGACTGTCACCGGCGACATGGGCACATGGACATTCTCCCGTATCGCGGACATGTTCGACTTTTTCGGTCCGTGGCAAGACGGTATTAACACCGGTTATTGGTCCGAAAAGTTGGAGGCTGGCGCTGGCTATTCAGCGTGTGAGCTATTGGCGAAAGAGTACGATCATGATGCTTTTTGCCGGAGCCTGAAGGAGTCAATGAGCGAATATCTGGAAGATGCTCCAGAAGACCAGCAGGAAGACGAAGACTGGGATGATGAAGACGATACTCCAGACAGTGATAAAGCCAAAGTTCGTGAGGTAGTCCGTGAATTATGCCGCGGTGGGTTTAGCAATGATTGGGAAGCATACCAGGCAGTTTATAACGCTGACTGGCCAGAAAGGTGGAGTGCGTGGGATGTCTGCGATGGGTTGACGTTCAAAACCTACACCAGCCACTTCCGCTGGATCCTTTTTGCCATCACCTGGGCGATCTCCAAATACCACAGCACGAAGATGGTCGATAAGTCGATGGCTACCTTCCTCGCAGTGAAAGGGTTACCAGCATGAACAGAGCCGCACCCGTTGATTTGAGGAAAAGCCTCGAAATTGCCAACCACCTGGCGCACATCGGGATTCGCTTTGTGCCGATCCCGGTGGCGACCCAGGAAGAATTCCAGACGCTGGCCGCCGAGCTATCTCGACGGCTTGAGCAGATGGCAGTCGAAGCCGAGAAGAATGATGGCGGTGCAGCATGAATGCACTAATCACCCAGGAGCTTAAGGCTCCCTTTTTATTGCTGGCGTTCACCTTAAACCGAATTAACCGACAGTTCCGGGAGCATTGACCATGGACATCATCGACACAGCAGCAGAGATTGAAGAGCTTCAGCGTAACGCCGCCCTTTCCGCTCACCGGCTCAACCGCAACGCCGTATCAGCAGAGCGTTGTGAAGAATGCGACGAACCAATTCCCGAGCCGCGTCGCGCTGCCGTGCCCGGCTGCCAGACTTGCGCCAGTTGCCAGGAAGAGATCGAGTTAAAGAATAAACAGAGGGGGATCCAGTGAAAGAGCGAGGAATGATTTTTAACGGGGAGATGGTGCGCGCCATCCTCGACGGGCGGAAGACGCAGACGCGGCGCATCATGAAAATTCAGCCGTCTGATGGCTTCCACCCAACCCATAACGGTTACGATCTTGATTTAAACGCCCATTGGTACACACCTGGTGTAGTCGATAAAAACGGTTACCTACAGCCTGCAAAAAAAGATGTATTTGGCGTTGCTGATGAGAATGAAGGTTATACCTGCCCGTTCGGTGCCGTCGGAGATCGCATCTGGGTGCGCGAAACGTGGGCAGAAGCTGGTGCTGGAGCGCCAGACCTGAAACTTTATCGCGCGAATTACCCTGAGCACGTGCCAGCTCATTACGAGAATGTGCCGCCGGCTGATGAAATACGCTGGACGCCTTCGATTCACATGCCGCACAGGGCCTGCCGCCTCACTCTGGAGATTACCGGCGTGCGGGTTGAGCGTCTGGATAAAATCAGCGAAGAAGATTCCATTGCTGAAGGCATGCAGGGTGTCATTTGTCCTTCCTGCAAAGGCGACCCAGATTATTCAACTACACAATATGACCCAGATACATTAGCCGCTGTAGATGAAATCCCTTGCCAGTATTGTGAGTCAAACAGAAGCAAATTTTTCGCGCTGTGGGACTCAATTTACGGTGAAGCAAATCACTGCATGGGCGATTGGGTCTGGGTAATCGAATTTAAGGTGGTGCCCAATATTCAGGATAATCCAGCCTAATACATGGTACGCCGATACCTACGGCGCGCCCTGCAAAATCCTCCGCGCTACCCACGAAGTCATCCACTACATCCGCAACGGTCGCACCTGTATCGCCAGCATGGGCCGCTTTCAGCTTGAATTTGAACCGCTGACCAAAGCACAGGCCGAGCGGATCGCCGAAGAAATAGAAACAGCAGAACACCTGAAGAAGCTGCGCGCCCAGCGTGCGGCATGAGGAGAAATTATGGGATTAGATATTACGGCATACAGCAACATAAAGCGTCTCGACGCTCATCTGAATGATGCTGGCGAGGCTGTCAATAACAGTAACGGAGAGGAAGTAGAAGAGTACTACTTCCACGTCTGGAAAAATCCAAGCTTTCCGGGTCGTGCCGATGAACTTGTCGATGGGGCTGTTTACGCATATGAAGACTGCACAGGTCACGGCGTAGGTTACGGCGGCTATTACTGGTGGCGCAATGAGTTGGCGGAAATGGCTGGCTACCCGATAAGAAAATACGATACGGGTTGCGGTGAGCAGGTGAACCATTTCGGCGGTGCGCTCAATTCAGGCGGGGGACCATTCTATGAATTGATCAACTTCAGTGACTGCGAAGGATTTATTGGCACAGCTGTTGCGACGAAATTACTGGCTGATTTTAAGACCTTCCATGACAAGGCGGAAGAGATCGGCAGCCTCTTCTTCGAGCAATACAAGCACTGGCAATCAGCCATGGAAATGGCCTCGAACAATGGCTGCATTAGCTTCCACTGACGCAACTGATAGCCAGTTATGAGCTGGCTATTGGGTGCGAAAGCACTGCTCCGTTATCCCTTTTGCCCTCCACTGTGAGGGCATTCTTTTTGGGAGTTCACCATGCATTCAAACCCCATGAACTGGCTCATCGCAGCTCTTATAGCGCTGGGCGCTCTCATCTCATTTCTTCACGAACCGGAAGGTGTGCAATGGCTGCTTTTAATGTGGGCGCATTAGTCCAGAAGAAGACCGGAGGAATTCATGGCGTAGTGGATAGCCTGCAGGATACTGACGGCGACCATCCGCAGTTCTGGGTGCGGTGGGACGACCGAAATTATTCAGTACATCCGGAAAACGAATTACGCGCGGCCACGCCAGACGGTCCGCAGTTTTATAAAACGATGTCATAGGAGGGGAGATGGTTACAGCAGAACCACTCACTGCGCAAAAGGCGGCAAAACTCCTGAAGGTTTCACCCAGGACAGTCTACCGCCTCATCGACTCCGGACAACTCGCCGGGAAGAAGATTGGGAACAAATACCGCACGACCGACGTCGCCTGTATTGCGTATTTACATGACCCGCGCGATCCTGTTCCTGCGAGCGCGGGTGAACATAAAGGAGAAATTTTATGTCAATCACCCTCAGAGGCGGCGTCTGGCACTGTCATTTCGTTACGCCGTCAGGGAAAAGAATTAGACGATCTCTTGGTACGGGGGACAAGAAACAAGCGCAGGAGTTGCACGACAAGCTAAAGGCTGAAGCGTGGCGGGTGGATAAAATCGGGGAACTGCCGACGAGGACGTTTGAGGAATGTTGCATCAGGTGGATCCGTGAGAAAGAGCATAAGCGGTCCCTCGATGACGATAAGACCAAAATCGAATACTTCCTGCGGCATTTCTCGGGTCGGGATATTTCGACCATCACGGCGGACCAGGTAAACGAAGCAGTTTCGAAGATGGTCAACCGCAAGCACATCCAGGTGTGGGAGTCGCGCCGGGACGCAGCTATACGCCGGGGAAAGGAGCCGCCGCCGTACACTGAAAAGCCAGTAAGCCAGGCTACAAAAATCCAGCATCTGTCTTTTATGCGGTCGTTGCTGAAGACGGCAGCCAATGACTGGGGATGGATAAAGTCCGCCCCCGTCATTAAGACCAAAAAGCCAATCAGCAAACGCATCCGCTGGCTGACCAGAGAAGAGGCAGAACGACTTATCGCCTGCATGCCGGAATCAATAAAGCCGGTGGTGATATTTGCGCTGGCAACCGGCCTGCGCCGCTCCAACATCATTGATCTGGAGTGGCAGCAGGTCGACATGCAGAGAAAGGTTGCATGGGTAAATCCGGAGAACGCGAAGGCGGGCAAGGCTATCGGCGTGGCTCTGAATGATACCGCATGCAGGGTGTTAAGGGATCAGATCGGGAAAAGCTCGAGGTGGGTATTCGTTCACACGAAGCCATCAACGCGCCCGGATAAAACACTGACTCCCGCCGTCAGGAAAATGCGTGTGGACGATAACAGCGCCTGGCGCATTGGCCTGGCAAAAGCGGGTATAGAGGACTTCCGTTTTCACGACCTCCGGCATACCTGGGCGAGCTGGTTAATTCAGTCCGGCGTTCCGCTTTCAGTCCTGCAGGAAATGGGCGGCTGGGAGTCGATCGAAATGGTCCGTCGTTATGCTCACCTGGCGCCGAACCATTTAAGTGAGCACGCACGGAAAATAGATGCCATTTTTGGCAACCATGACACAAATACGACACAAGGAGAAAATCAGGCTGGTTTGAAACTGGCGTAAGT